AGTACCAGCAACATAGAGTTTGACTTCACACTTCATTGAATAACTCCCTTGAATGTACTTATTATACTTGATTTATTGCGTCAAGTATAGGGCTATGTGTCACTTCCGTAACTGGATGATATTCATCGACTCTCTTCTGAATTAAGTTACCATAGTCTTCATGCAACTCACACCCAATATAATCTCTACCTAATGACTTTGCCACAGCAGCAGTGGTTCCACTACCCATGAATGGATCTAACACAATATCTCCTACCTCACTACCAGCAAGAATACATGGTTCAATCAATTCGGGTGGATACACAGCAAAATGTGATCCTCTATATGGTTTAGTTTGAATATTCCATACACTTCTCTTACGTCTTGTCGTTTCTTTAATAACATCAACATCAAAGTAATAGTTCTGACTCTTACTTAATAAGAAGATATATTCATGTGATTTGGTACATCTATCTCTCACACTTTCTGGCATTGGATTGGGTTTATTCCATATAATATCCTGACGTAAATACCATCCATCTGATCTTAATGCAAATGCTAACATCCAAGGAATACCAATGAGATCCTTCTCTTTATATCCATCTAACTTATTACTACGTTTTGGTGAATACTCTGGTAGGTCTTGTCTATTACTAGCAACAGTTTGTTTAACATATGCCTTACCAGGTCGATAGTTATAATAACTATCACCAATATTCACCCATAAAGTACCATCATCCGTTAATATGTTTCTTACCTCTCTAAACACTTCAACCAACTGTTGAATATATTCTTCTGGAGTTTGTTCCTGTCCTATTTGATTATCTTCACCACCATAATCTCTCAACCCATAATAAGGTGGGGATGTAACACACATCCTCGCACTCTTTGGTAAAAATGCACATAGAGTCCTCCTACAATCCCCAAATAATATTGTATCTCTCATTGAATCCATTGTGGTTTACGATCAGGTTTACGAAGATAATTATCCTTTACCCAAGGTTTAGATGCAATATATTTTTTATATGCTGTGATAGTATCAATAGTTTCATCATACTTCCACTCATCAGGCATTGCTCGTGTAAATGATTTTGGTGTAGTTGGTTTAAGTAGAGGAATCATACTTCCTACTTCCATTATAGTTTTCTCACAACTATGAACTTTACCATATCTATGAGTGTACTCTTGACATAAAGCAATACCATGAGCAACTAACCACCATGTATTGATGATAGATTCATTTACCCATACTGTGCATGGATGATTACGAAATGCACCCTTATCAGTAGCATATTCACTACCATCTTTCTTATGCAACTTACCATAACCATGTCCCCACTTGTCAGAACAAACAATAGAAAGCATCTGACATGTTTCTAATGGCATCTTGACAACATGCTTATCAGGTAAGCATTGTGCAGATAATATTGGTGATGGATCAGTTACAAAGATATTCATGTGTTTAAAACCCAGATTAATCTTACTACCATCATAGCAACAATGACATAGTAAATCCACATAACCCACATACCAAATTGGTTATAGGCACTTCCTCTTTTAAAATCAGTAACAGGTGGAACATTTCTTTTCCAAATGTCACTAGACATATATTCACTTTCGTGTGCTTTTCTGTTCATTTCTTCCAATTCTCCAATATCCAAGAACTACTATTCAGTTTATTAGTACCACCAACACCCCATCTAAACTGTACTCTATCATCATCTTTATATTTGATATACTCTGGAGTGTTCTCATTATGCCTATCTCCACCATTTGCAAATATAACACCCTTATATACCTGCAATGCCAAGTCAATGGCATCACAAGCACTGTCGTCATGATCTCTAAACTCAATCACAACATCTACACACCGAAGTTCTTTAATGATACTTATTCTCTCATCAATGGACATGAAAGGTTTACCTTTCTTTCTTGTCAACCAAGCATCAGAATTAACACCAACACATAGTGAGTAATCACCTATCTCTTTTGCTGCTTTAAAGTAAGCAATGTGACCACTGTGTAATGGATCAAATCCACCAGTGACTAGTATAACAGTTTTTTCCATTTAATTAATTGATCTAATGAACTGTAAATCATAATCTTCAGACTCTTCAAAGTAATCTCTTGATTCTTTTAAAGTATTGTAACCAGTTAAGAAGAAGTCTGAAGGATCAGGATCACATGATGCTGTATATACTGCACCTGTGTCCTTAAAATTATAGAGTTTATCAGAAGATATGCAACATGCTTTACCACTCTTCACATCAGATACAATGAAGTAATCAGCAAGTTTATCCTCATACTCTTTTGCTGCTCTTCTATTCTTAATGATTAATCCTCTGATCGCTGTACCTGATTTGTTTTTGAATTGTGTTACCTTTGACTCATAGGATACCTTATCTTTGGTAAGTAAGTCAACACCAGGTAAATTTACTCTCTCAAGTAATCCATTGCTATACTCTGCAAGTGCCTTCTCAACCATTTCACCTGCCTTTGGAAAGCGTAGATTGTTGTCAGTATAACCTCTAATTGCATATAGAAGTTTGGATAATCTATCCAACTGAAAAGTTTTGAAATCAATCATTTTGTAATAACAGAAATAGCGGGTTCACCCCTGTTGAATACGGTATCAACTACTGCCTCGACTTTGCGTGCGGTAGTGATCCCAACATTATTATACACTGGTACGCATACCAATCCATGTGTCTTGTGACACTTTCCCAATCGGATCACACGACCAATCGTTTGACTAATGCTAATATAATCCATATTCCTCATAAACAATACTGCCTCCAGACCTGATACGTTGATGCCTTCTGAAAGGATGCTATGATGCAATACAACAAACCTTGTATCATCTTTACCCCATTGATTCAAGGTCTCAAAGAATTGCTCTCTATTAACCTTCTTACCATCAATGATAGCACCTGTTTTAGCAGTAATATACATCCAATGATAACCACGAAGTCCTAACTCATAGCAAAAATCAGATTGAGATGTAAGATTCACAATCTGTTTAGTGGACTTGGCACAAATAAGTACCTTCTCTACATCAAGTCTGTCGATAGAGTTGAGCATTTGCTCTGATTCAACATCAGCAAATATCTCATCTTTTCGTAGCAATCGAGTCTTATATACCTCAACTTTAGGTGGAAGTATATAACCTTGCTCAACTAATTTGGGTGCAGGTACATTGCATATCACATTACCAAATATATCAACATTATTCATACCAACTTTAAATGGTGTTCTTGAGTGTTTAGGAGTTGCAGTAAAGAAATAAGAACGTAGAGCATTGAATGGTAGAGAATAATGATCTACAGACTCAATAAAGTTCTTTTGTATTGCGTTATGTGCTTCATCAAAGTATATTGTATCTACAACAATGTCTGCCTCTACCAATCTATGAAGTGAATGATATGTTGTGAAGATGATCTTATTACCTTTGCAAGATCTTACCCACTTCTCAATCATATCTGCTTTAGTAGTGCTGAAGTGTGATGTCTCACCACTGTGAACGTGCATCACTTGAATATATTTGTATTTCTCTCTTATGACTTCCAGAAATTCAGATGATAATTGCTCTGCTAACAGGATGCGTGGAGCAACTACAACAATAGTAGGATGAGTAACACCATCATATCTTCTAATGGCATCATGTATCATACACATGGTCTTGCCACCACCTGTAGGAACAATGACTTGTCCTTTGGAGTTGCGTGCCATAGCTTCCAATGCTTTCTTTTGATGTGGACGTAATGGCATCACTCAATCATTAACATGAACATATTATAGCATTAAAAAACCCCCTTTCGGGGGTCTTATGACAGTTACTTAACTGGTTGCATTTTCTCATTGTCTTTTGCAACAATGTGAGGTGGACGATACCCATACTCTAAATGGTCACGCACTTTCCTCTCTGCTTTCTTACCAAATAAAGTCCCAACAGTTGTAATCCATGCCTCAATCTCTTTAATTCGTGCTTGAATTAAACTAACTACAGCATACTCATCTTCAATGTTATTAGTATTAACATAGAAGTTTACTCTTGTCTTAATACCCCTTTCCATATCTGTCATAAACAGTGGAATAAAGTCTCTATGGACATGAACTACCTCCATAGCACTGATTAAACGATTAACAGTGTTCCCTTTCACATCTTTAGCAGCAGGAGTAATTCTGATGCCATTGTTACCAAGAAACTTTGCTGCTTGAGCTCTGGAGAAGAATGATAGAAAACCAGGTTTCTCTGTTGAATTGTAAATGGCAGTTGTTAATTTAGTCTGCCTATCAGAAGTTTCCCAATCAGCAATGTCTTTAACCCATTCACGAACTTCATCCTGAGATACCCTATCTTCTTTACGAAGTTTACCGTTTACACTACGTTTCTCATTCTGTTCAATAACCCATATACGTCCCCTAGCAACATAGTCATTGAAACTTGTTGGAGTACCTTTTGGTCTCTCTTGGAATTTAACTCCTATTTCATTGATTACATCATTTTTGCTGTAACCATCTTTAGGTTCAACCAAATACACTGGAACATAAGGAACATTGTGATCCTCAAAATACCAGAAACGATGAGCTCCATTTACAAAATCATTATTTGTAAAAAGAAATGGTGGTAGTTCAAATACATTCCACCCTGCCTTACAGTTACGCTCAACAATGTCGTATGCTGCCTGTGAGTTTCCTGATAATCTACCAGGATTTGCCTTACCCATCTTGCGTGTAGCACCAACAGAAACGGTCTCTGCCCTCAATACATTACAGGTAGTAAAGCTAAGTGTATCAATTAAAGAATTATAATATTTCTTTAATCTATGATTTACGCTGGTATAATGAAAATCATCCCATTCAACGTATCCGTTTTTTGAGATGTCATTTAAGTCATCTGCGTTTTCTTTTGAAAATGTCATAATTAAAAAGTTGCCATAGGCATATAGTATATGTGGTATTGATCGGCAAACTGCCCAACCACAACACTAATATAGCATAAAAAAAGAGGGTGTCAACCCCCCTGCCCTTAAGAAAATATAAAGCTTCCCGTACAAACCATACAAAGGTATGTAGTATGATTGAAATTTACACTAGAAGAACTGCTCTACTCCTATAGGTTCACCAAAACTATAATCATACTCTAAAGCATCAGTGCAAACATAATGTGGATGATTGATCCTCACTCCTAACCTAGCACATAACTCCTTATGGTTATCAGGCATCAACTCCACAGCATATAGCATGTTATTCAACACATGCTTTTCACTATGGTACAAGCAAAGTCTCTGCTTTAGTCCAAATAAGAAATTGCCACACCCTGCTGAATTGTCAATGAATTTGCTGCTAGAATCTTTCAATAAATCAATATCAATATCATCTATCATAGATTCAACAAGTTCAGGTGGTGTGAATACCTCTTGCGTTTCCTTTATTCTTTCATCAGATCTCTCTATATTAGATCCAGATTTTATATTGTGCTTATTCTTTTTCATCTAAACATTTGATATATGTTGTAATCAAATCATTCTTACCAAAATGATAGCGACCATTACATTCAGTTGCAACCTCTCTAAATCTAGGAGCAAACTCAACAAGATTCTTGATAACTTCTGGTGAACTAACACTCAAGAAATGATGTCCTTTTGCATATTGAGTAAAGTTCTCGGTCTTAACTCTTCCACTAGGTCCACATCCATACTCACCAACAAAAACATCTGCTTCAAATCTATCTTTATAATCTAGAAATTCAAAGTCTGGATGTTCTCTGTGCATAGGAATCTCGTTCACCCCCTTTGCAAATCTCGATGTGTTTTTTACTTTCCAATACTGTTTTACAGCATTAATTCCACCAGGAAATGTAGCATTATCTAGTTCATCATCCACTTCACAATGCAAATGAGATACAATCTTATTTTGAGACGAAGGTTTCCTCACAGATGTAGGTAACACAAACCTAATATCATCTGTAATCTCTGAAGTCTTGTTTAAAAATTTGATAGCGAGATTGCCACCTGATCCGTATGGTGGATTCCCTATCGCCATAGTAAATCTCATAACATCATTATATCAACACTCCACTTCAGTGTCAAGCTTGACATCAAGAAATAGAAATTCCATTGAACTATCTGATAAGTTAAATGCTTGATGTGGACGACTCATAACTGGATGTACCTGTGGTATTCCTTCCTTCCATACTATTTTATCTCCCTTAATCCATTGCATATAACATTTATCACTATCTGGTATGCTTAAAGGTATCTGTATTCTTTTATATGGATAGCGATAGACATCAGGATCTTTATGCGGTTTCAATACTGTACCACTATAAAAACGAACAAAATTTGAAAATAATATATCATCATTCTGATAGATTTCATATACAGTATCTACCATCAACTTCTTTCTAATCGTTACTTGTTTACCAACTGCCTTTACCCATCCATAATCAACAATCTTATTTGAGTATCCTTCTACGACTGGTGCTTTCTTAATTGGAAAAACTGTTTCTTTTGCCCAAAGATATAAATTATTTAAATTTTCTCTTGTTATCATAATAATCTATAAAGGGATTTGTAGGATATGTATTATAAAATTTAACTATAGTATCAGAAGAACTATACTTTATTTTAACATGAAAATGAAATTTATCCACCTTATAGTCAGTAAACAACCCATCACATGAATCAAAATTATCTATCTCAAAATTATCCAATAACAAATCTCGTATCTTAAAATATACTTCACGAGATTGAATTGGCATTATCTCAATATTAATAGATTCATCAATAAATCTACCATCAGAAGTAAAATCACCAGCAAGAAATATATCATTATACAATCCCCTAAACAACTTCATTGTAGATAAAGTCTGCTTAAGATACTTTGACTTAAATTTCTTATAAGTGTTTAAATAAAATCCACACTTGAACTCTGGAGTAAATGGTATTTTCCTAGTAAAGTATATCACTGGGAAATCAACATCAATATTGAAATAGTCTAATACACTCTGTCTAACATAATCATCAATTTCTCGTTTCAAACAAGAAACATGGATATAATCATTAGGTAATGTAATATTACATTCATAATCTAATAAATCAATATCATAGTCATTAAATTTATCTACACAAACATGATAAGATTGATGATTACCTTTAGTAATCTCCCTTTCAAACATTTTATATCTAATCATTTCGCAAACTTTTCTTTATGACTTTGACC